TCTATAGAGATTGTGCAACCATAGGTAGCAACCCCGCCAGTAATTCCGATAGAGGCTAGGCGTACAACATCCAGCGGAGACTCTACTACAATCAAATCGCCAGACTTGTATTCTTGATAGCCAAACAGGGACTTAGCCTTCTTCATACCCTTGGGGTAGTTATTGAAGTAACGGGTACTAAATCCTTTTTCCTGCCAGCCTAATAGCTGACCATAGACGTGACGTACAGGAATAATCCAGTTGCCTTTGTGTCTATCCCAACGGATGTTGTACACATTAGCCGCTTCACGCGTCAAACCCCTAGCCTGTAAAGCCTCGGCAGGAACATCAACAAAGGCGCTGAGCATTGACTCAGTTACTCGTATGGTGTCCTCTTGCTTATCTTCTTTCTCTGGCTCTGTTAGGCGCATCAGCCTAGACAGCAGACCTAGATTGGTGTTAGCCCAATCAGTTGCTTGGTCTAGCGGAACACCTTGTACATAGGCTACTAACGAGTAGAGGTTGCCCTTGAATCCGCAAGAGAAACATATGTGGGCGCCTGAGTCAGCGTTGATATACCAAGAAGGATTGCGGTCTTTGTGACCTGTTCTCTCCTCATGTGCAGGGCACTCGCCTTGAACTTCCCAGCCCCTAGACCCAATGACTTTAATCCCTAGACTGGCTAGAGTCTCTTCCATCTCCTCAACTGTCATAGGTCGTTGTTATCCATCTCTCGGAAGGCGCCAGTGTTCCAGTCCCACATAAGGGAGACTTCGCTTAGGCCCGAGTTACGGCTAGCGATAACGCGTAGCAAACGGGTATCGTCCACGTTCTCATCCTCGCGCTGTAGGCCGAAGATAACATCAGCATCTTGGTGGAAGGATGAGGAGTAACCAATAGAGTCTGCGCTCACTTGACCCTTCTTCATCTTCCATGCCAAGGCCTGAGTTGAGATAACTACTGGCTTGTTAATTTTCATAGCCAAGCGCTTCAGGCTACGGGTAATCTGAGTAATGGCCTGAGGGGTGTTGGACTCGCCAGTTACCTCATCAAACATGAGATAGGTACCGTCAATGAACACAATGTCTGGGTTCTTGCTCTGAATCTTGCTGGCTACTGCGCTAACAGTAAGACCGCTAGAGGAGTCAGTGAACCAGAAGTCGTCGTTCATAGTCTGGATGCTATTAACAATGCGCTCATAGCGTTGCTCTTCCTCAGCCGTAAGCGTTCCTGTCATGAGGCGCTTATGGGAGATGCGGGCGCGCATAGCATAGTAGCGAGTCTTCTGCTCATTGTTGCTCATCTCAAAGGACATGAACATAGGCTTGTGACCATTGAGGTGACAGTTGATAGCAATCTGTAGAGCGAGCGTTGACTTACCTGTCTTAGGAGGAGCCACGATAACTACCAACTGACCTGGCTGTAGCCCTGATGTGGAAGCGTCCATAGTAGGGAAGCCTGTAGGAAGACCAAGCATGCCTGGGCTGTTCTTACGGTTGACGTACTCTTCCATAGCGGACTTAGCGGCTGCGCGGATTTCAAGGTCAGAGGTAGAACCAAGACCTGTCTGCTCTAGTAGAGCAAAGCCTTGCTGTAACTTTAAGAGCGCACTCTCGTGGTCCTTCTTGACCTCAAGGTCTTGCGTAGCATCAATCATGGTGTTGATGATTACGGCCTTGCGTCTAGCCTCAACCAACTTGTCAATGAAGTAGTCGACGCTGTCCTGAACCGGAATAGGGTCATAGTTTCTAAAGTTGGACTGAACAATCTCTAGGCTTGGAGACTCTTGGTACTCCGAGTAGTGATGCTGTAAGAACTTAAAGATGTTCTTATCGGTCGTGTCAGTAAACCACTCATCAGAAACACCGCGCTCTAGCGCATAGCCGATAGTTTTATCGGTGATGATTTTACTTAGTAGATACGATTCGTTGTTCATAAGTAGTTGAAGTCCATTCCCCAGTGGCCATAACGTAACAGATTTTTCGGCAAGTCAATAACACCAAGAACCTCTGGGCGATAAGCCAGATGGTTTACAACACCTTCTATGGAGTCATACGCCCTGCAGTAACGGAATGGGTTAGTGCCCATAGCGTCGAGTGTAAGCATCAACTCTTCAAGCTCTTCTGTCTCAAAGTCGTACGAGATGAGCTCAAGGGTCACGCCTTGACGAGTAGTAAACAGGTATAGACGGCTGAGGATATCCTGACGGATTCTTAGCTCTTTATGTACCTTTGGAATTATCTTGAATTTTTTAACGATAGTTGAGTCCACAATTGAAAACGCGTCTGTTGTAACGAGTATTCTCTTGGGGAGCTCATTGCTGATATCCCCGTTCTTCATTAGTAAACCTCAATCCTCCCGTACTTGATGATGAACTCTCGAAAGTCCTTCTCAGACTTCTTTGCCTTAGACGCCTCTTCCTCAGTGGCGCGGCTAGAAATCTCAAGTGGGTAGGAGCCGTTATTGCTCTCAATACGAGACTTAACAAAGCGCGAGTGCTTGCAAGTATTGCGTCCCTTAAAGCCAGGACATGTGCAGGCTAGGTTACCTTGGGTATCCCCAGAGACCTCATAGATACCTGGGCCAGGTGTCTTTGTTTGGCTCAGGAATACCTGTATAAGCCTCATGCCAGTCATGTTAACGCTCACTTTCGTAGGTCCGTTGTCTCGATAGGCAAGTAGATAAAAGACTCGTGAGCAAAGCTCTCTGTTGCGTCTCCGTACATACTGCCCCAGTTTTCTAACTTGATGTTAGTGGTAACAATGGTAGGCAATCCGTTGTTAAAGCGAGTGCGCAACACATGATGGAACATACTTTTTTGCCAACCAGATAACGAAGCGTGCTCTTTACCCAAGTCGTCAATGATAAGTACACGGATATTGTAAGAGTCGTTTGGACAGTCACCGAGAATGCCTTGATATAAAATCTGTGCGTCCTCATCGCCCTCTTCCATTAACTCACCTTTAAGGTTGAGAATGTCGTTGAACGTAATGAAGTAGCAAGGACGTATCAGTACACGACCCTCTTTAACATCAAACGCTTCAATAGGAAAGCGCGTCATAATCTCTTGGATGATTGAGAGCGAGATGGTTGTCTTACCGTGTCCAGGCTCTCCCCAAAGAAGTAAACCTTTACCGCAACGAGAGTTGCCGACTGCTCTGACAATCTCGCCCTTCTCTAGAGCATCCATCCACACGTTAATAACTTTTCGTGACTCCGCATCTAAGACGGTGCAATCATCTAGCAACCAGCCCAAGCGGTTAGGGTTCACGTTAGCGGCTTTAACCCAAGCCTTGCGTCGTATCTTTAAGTCGTCTAGGTTGAACATTAAAACTTCTCCAATTGCTTGCTCGAGAGTTCCTTGGCCTTGACGATATCGTCAGGGGTTACTGCGCTCTGCTCTACTGTGGCGAGGAGACTACCAAAGTCTCTGATGAAAAGACGCCAGACAATATCTGGGTCGTGCATCTTCTTCTCGTGGTCAAGCCTGCCGAAGAATACATCCATCATCTTGAGTTCCACATCACCTGTGGTGCCATAGGTCTTGCGAGCCTTGGCAAAGGCAACCTTGAAGACTGAGCGGGAAGACTCCCAAGGAGCGATGTCCCACCGAACCATGCGGCTGGCGAACTCATAGACCGAGTTGTCCACAGTCCAGTTAGCGGGAGTGCGGTTGGCGCGAGCCGTCATACCAGCCTCAGCCTTGGCAGCCCGCATCTCGCGGTACTCGCGGTCACGGCGTTCCTTCTCCTTGCGACGGAGCTCTGCGATTTCCTCTGGGTCTTGCTCCACTTGCCCTAATGAATGCCAATCATCCATAGTTTCTTCCTCCCGTCTGGCTTCGCCAGACACTCTTTTTTTACTTATAAATGAATAATCATTTAGTATTAAATTGCTATTCAGCTCATTCAGCAGTGTAGATGTACGGGTTTTCAGTACATGATAGCCCTCTTGGGTAGGGCGCAGAATACGGCCAAAGGCATGGGCGCCTGTCTTGTAGGTCACAGTCTCGACCAGACCCTCCCTGCGCAGGACGGTAATGGCGTTCTGAACCGACTCACGCCCCATGCCTATCTTCTTAGAAATGCCCCTAGCAGCCCCGTGGAGGGGTGTAATGGCAATCTCCTCTAGAACTACTAGCGCCTTGGCTGAAATCACTTCCTAGACCCCTTAGAGCCGGGCTCAATGGCCTTTACGAGCTCTGCCACAACCTCCCGGGCAATGAGCTTGGCGATAGCCTGTAGCCCATAGAGGGCGTCCTCGGCCAAATCCTCGTCCTCAATGTCCTCTAGAAACTCCTCCTCTATGACATCATCCTCTTCTTCCTCAGGCTCATCCAGCATTTCGGCAGGCGGAATCTCAGGCTCAGGAGTTTCCTCTAGAGCCTTAGGGTTGAAGTTGATGGGCATCAGGCCCTCGGTCAGGTCAAAAGCAGGGACCTTGGATTTCTTAAAGGCGGCCAAAATCTTGTTGGTATCCTCGGTCTCATCATCTACAAGGATGAACCCACAGGCGTTCTCTTTGGCGAACTCTTTACACGCGGACTCTATCGGCGTGTCTGTGAAGGAGACGGAGGCTGGAGGGACGCTATCAAAGTTGCCGTCCTCTCTACAGAAGATGAGGATTTCTTTGCCCTTGTCCTTGGCTAACTGCGTGACAAAGATTTGCCCTTGGCTTGGTTTCTTATCGTAGGGCAGTACGAATACAACGTCTTGTCCGTGCCCGTAAATGTAGTCTTCAATTAATGCTTCAACGTTTGCGCGGCTGGTCTGTCCAGCTCCTGCGACTATCAAGTAATACTTGTCCATAAGGACCCCCTAACTGAGGGGCCCTACGCTAGCACATCAAGTCTGGGGTTGCGCAATATAGACAGCGGCGGTGCTTCCAAGAGGTAGTTCCGCGTTCAAGGTTGCTCCGAATAGGCGCGTCTGAACTACAAGCTTATTCTTGTAGTAATGGCTACGGGCAGCATTTGCAGTACCGCCTTCCCACACGAAATCTGTGGCGTCTCCAGGTCCGCCTGAGCCGTCAAAGTAAGTTAAGACTTGTCCGTAGTTCTCAAAGAGTGCATGGTCTACGTAGATAATGTCCCCACTTGTCACTGTTGACCAATCAAGTTCAGCGCTTGCATACGCTGCGTTTGCTGGCGCAGAGCCTGTCACATAGGCTTGAGCCCAAGAGCCGCTAACGGCAGAGATTGATGAGCCTGTGCTAGAACTGATGAATGTATGGGTTGAG